TTTAATGTCTTCGGACAATAAAAAAGCACCTTACATATTCGTAAAGTGCTTAATCCGCTTTTTCTGTTTTTTCTGTTTTAACTGCTTTGGTTCTCGGCTTTTTGGGAGCGTCAGACTTGACCTCTTCTGCAAAACCGCCGTCAATGAGTTCCTTTGCTCTCTGCTCTGAGCATTCAAAAACTTCATTCACAGGTCGGGTTACATAACCGTTCTGCCTGTCGTTAAATGCTGTTGTTACTCTGATTTTCATTCTGTCACCACCTTTCTAAACCGGTCGAAATCGACGGGTTTAAATGCAATAAAAAAGCACTCTGATTTCTCAAAGTGCTGATTTGATGTGTTAAGTTTTGTCTTGGCAAGTTACAGACAAGTTAAAAAGTCCGAAAACAAGCCGTTTTTCTTGCTCTTAGGCTATTCTTGGCAAGTTAAAGATACAACAAAACCGCCCTTTTTACGGAGCGGTTAAGATTTATGCTGTTTCTCTTTGTGTTCGTTTTATCTTCTCGTTTTTCACAATCATAATTTCTGATTCAAGTCTTTTTATTTCGGCATCTATTTCTTCATTTGTCATATTTTTTATTTCATCAGGAATAATAATTCTATCATCAATGAAATACTTCTTATCAGCCATTATAAGACACCTCCCAAAAATTAATATCAAATGACTGTGATAATTTTTTAATAGTTTTTACTTGAGCTTCCATTTCAGAAAAACCGCCATTCATATATTTTTGAATGTACAAATTATAAAGCTTTGGGTTAATCATTTCATTGGAGTGATACCCGTAAAGTACGCCATTGTGACAAGCCACAAAACATTTAGCATATCCGTTATTAGCACAGGAATTAAAGTCTTCAATGCTTGGTGGCATACTACTTGGGTGTGTATGAATTGTTACAACATTATTATTTGTCTGAATACATTTCTTTATTCTATCGGTATATGTTATTGTTCGTTCATCAGCACTGTCGGTTACAGATAACATAACTCTTCCTGTTTCACCGTCAATCCAATACATATCCTCAAAAGCCGTTCCGCTTCTGTGTTTTAATGCTTTTTTAGCACAATCGTAAAGTGACTTGTTGACTTCTTTATTATCAGTAGCACTATCATACTTGCGTTTATATTCGCCGCTGTCAACATAAGTTTTATTAACAAGCGTACTTTTATTGCGTCCATAACGCTGATTTTCAAGAGCCACAACATCACTTCCTGATTTCATTATAACAGTTTTTTGAGATTTTGCAACAGATTCAGGCAAACTATTCCCTGCTTTTTTCGCCTTTTCTTCAAGCATATCAGCCCTATCGTGCCACTCATCGGCTCGGGTTTGGGCAATGCGTTTATTGTCCTCGTCAAGACTGTATTCGGCACGGCGGTCAAAGCGTTCTGCCTGTCGCTGTGCATACTGCTGTTTTTCCTCAATTCCTCGCTGACGGTCAAGCTCTTTGATTTCATCTTCAGACAACGGTGCGTCCAAATCATCAAGTTCGGGATAATATGTACTTGTGCTGTCCTTACATCTCGGATGAAACAAACCGTTCTTGATTGCGGTTGAGAGAAGCGGATAGCTTCCGTCTGACTTTTTGCCGTTTGAATAAACATCGTCAATAAACACCTTGCCGATATATTTTGCACAATCGGGGCAACCGCCCTGTCTTGAGTTCACAACAACAAGGGATACTCCCCATTCGGCTCGCTTTTCGCCCTCGCCACGAAGATAGGCTCTTTTGTTGGCTGTTTTAACCGCCATATCCGCATAATCAGAGAGCGTGTGCCTTGCACCGTTCTTGTATTCCACACAATTAAGACCTGCGTTGAGCATATCTTTACACGCTATATCAACGGCTTTTTCGTATGTAACCGCACCCGTGTTCATTGCAACCTGTGCGTTAAAAATCGCCTTGCGGTACTTGTCGTTGCTCATACGCAAAACTGCCGTTTCTGCCCTCTTTAAATCGTCTGTGGTCGATTTTATGAGTGCGTCAAGTTTACGGTCATTCACCTTAAAAAACTCGGCTGTGCTGTGTGCTGACGGCTTTTTCGGGGCTTTGAAACCGTCCTTGACAGCTTCAAGAATTTCTGCCTCCTGACTTGCATTTCCGTCAGCTTTGGCGGTGCGAATCATCTCTTCAACCTTGCTGTTAATGGTTTTGAAACGCTTGCCGAATTTCTTTGCGTTGTGCTTACGGTACTCTTCAAGACTTTTGAGCTGTTCAGCCTGCCATTGTGTCCAACAAAAATTATTTTTATCTTCTTCGGCTCTGTGACGGCTGAAATTTCTCATCATGCTGTCAATCAGTTCATCTTCGATTTTTTCAAAGGCTTCTCTGATATTGTAATCACTCATTGTTTACCTGTGTATCGTTCTGTTCGGGATTGCTTTCGGTTTTTTCTGCATTATTTTCCGCATTTTCTTCATCATCTGCGTTATTGTCAGGTTCTTCTGTGTCGGTAAGGTCCACATCGTCAAACTCCGATTTTTCTTCTTCGCCTGCAATACCCTGTTCCTCTTTAATTCTCTGCACCTCTTCGGCTTTCCAATCCTCCGACTTGCTGTCGCCGTAAAGCTCGTCAACCGAGGTTTCAACTGACATCAAACCGCCCTGTCTTGCTTTTGACACGGTTTCAACCTGACTTTCAAAGCTCGGATTTGCATATTCGCCGAAGTTTACGGATACTTCCAAGCCCTCAACAATACCATTGCCGTTAAGTTCACCGTCTGCATTGAGTACAACTGCAACAAGGCTTTGAAGTGCGTTCTGCGTAATTTTCACAAGATTCTGCCTTGTGTAAAGGGTTGTCTTTTCCTTTTCGCGCTGAGCGTCTGCATTATCAAGCTTCTTCGTATCAATGCCGAGAGTTGACGGCGATATAATACCCTGCAAACAGAGGTCGAGGGCAGTAATGTATGAACTCAAATAGCTTTCGTGCTGAATCTGCGGACTTTCGGTGTATATCCTGTTGCCGTTGCCGTTTTCAGACATATCGTTGCCCACGGTGATAAATCGGTTGTCAAACGGATTTGGCGACATCGGCTGACAGGTTTCGGGATTTCTCGGAACAAGGCAATCAGGCACATACTGCTTTGTTCGGCAGGCTCTGAGTGCGTCCATCCACTGTGACCACACTTCATCAAGGCTGTCGAAAGCGTCTGTTTTTATGCCGATAATGCCCGCACCTCTGCCCTTGTGGCACGATTTGCCGTAAAGGACAGGTACAGCCCACATATATGATTCGTCAAATGTAACGCCCTTTGAATCAATCCACGAAAGAGCGTCAACCGTGTGCAGGTCAATCTCTTTGCCGTTGTCATCATACAAAGCATAGTGAATATAGCCGTAACCGTATGTTTCTTCAAAACGGTAACGGCGGTGTTTTTGCGTGTAATCGGTGTAAAACTTAACCTCTCGGATTCTGCCGCGCACATATGTAAAGTCGATGTTTTCGGCAGGATACCATTCAACAATCGGAACATCTGATACAGCCGTGTCAAAGCTGACCTTAAAAGCACCGTCACCGACAACACATAGGTCACGGAGCATTTGCTTAACCGTGTCGGACAATTTGTTCTGCTTTTCAATATCTTCCCAACGCTCTGCATAAGCGGTTGAATTTTTGCTTGTAACATCTATGCCGTTGTAGTCGGCAATTACGATATTCACAAGCGTTTCGCAGATGAGTGCCGGCAAGCCCGTGTGTATTTTACGGATTTCAAGCCCCTTTGTGCTTTTTGCCGCCCAAAACATAGTTTTGTTTGTATCAATCTGCCTGTACAGCTCCGCAAGCTGTCTGCTGTTGCCCCAATACCAAATGCGATTGATAAAGCACTCGGTCAGATGATTGCTTGTTTCGGTGACGGTAATTGTTTTGTCGCTTGCAGGAGTAATCTGCAAAAAGTTTTTAATTCCCGATCTGATAGATTCAGCCATTCTGTTAATCAGCCCCATTTATTTCACTTCCATTGCAAATAAAAAAGCACTCCTAAAACGGAATGCTTGACATTTATCTTTATTTGGTTTAATATAATTATAGAAGAGGGATACCTGCGATAAGCGGTTCTCCCCAGTGTAGTTAGGAACTAACCGCCAGAGGGTCGAATTTCGGGCGGTTAGTTTCTTTTTTATTTAAGTGTACATATATGTACGAAGAAACAAAATTACTTTTTGTTGTCAAAGACTTGGTAACAAAGAGCGATAACGCTGACGATTAAAGTGCCGAGTAAACATACATCGGAAATTGTCATGGTTATCACCTCCTCTTATGAGGAGAACCGCCTACCGTTTAATGCAGGTATCGTGTTTATTCTATCACGGTGCCTGCATTTTTGTCAATTACAATATCTGTGCCAATCTGCCCTTTAAACGGCAGCCACGCATATTGACCGCTGTTAATGCAATGGTCGTGACCGTCCTCGGGTGTGTTGTCTTTATCCTCTCGCCAGCTGTAAATTTCAAACTCGGCAATCGTGTTTTTACAATGTTCAAGCACAAAATAACAGTCGGTGGCAAGCCAGCCGAGTACAAGATTGATTCGGTCGATAATCTTCGTTTTCTTCCATGCATTTGCAAAGTCATAGACACAGCCGTGCTGTCGCTTATACTTTTGAAATTCGGTAATAGTCGCTTGGTCGGCGCTGTCAATAAAAGCCGTGCGTGCAAAGCCCCATTCATCACGGTTGCGGTCAAGAAAATCAATAAAATTCTTCACCGTGTCACTCGGGGCGATAGGCGTTTGCATTTCAGCGTTGTTATAAACTCTTTCATCAAGCTGAACACACTTGCCGTGATTGGTAATGCCGTAAAATGTCATTGCGATAGTGTCAGGCGACTTCTGCGAATAGGCGGTATCAAGACCTGCGGTGAACTGAACAAAGTGTTCCGACTTGCGGTTACAGTTCAAAAACTTTCCTGCCCACTCTTTTGATTTGATATGTCTTGCCCTCTCAAAATTCGGGAACACAAGACCTGTTGCTCTGCCTCGCAAACCTAAGATTTTATTTTTATAGAGCTTTGTACCTTTCGGTGCAGAGTTCTTTTTCTTTTCAATCTGTTCGGGTGTAAGACTTAAATTGTCGGCAAAAGAAAAGAACCAATACCGCCAATTCGGTACAGGTTCTTCGGTAAGCTCCGTCATAATCTCGGGCGGAACATCTTTTGCATATTTCTTAAACGGTCTTGAACGGTTCACAAATTCCTTGTAAACAGGCAAAGACGGGTCATCGGGGTTAAGCGTTGCAAGCAAATAGTCATTTCGGGTTGACATCTCTCGGATAAACTCAATATCGGCGGTGTTTATCTCATCAATATACACACAGCCAAACTGTGCACCGAGAACCATTTCCCACTTATCCCGACTGCTGTAACCGAGAACATAGATAATTTTGCCCTCAAACTTGATATGCGGCAGCTTGTAATCCTTGTCGCCGTTACCACAATAGACAGCGTTGCGGTGCAAGTCGAGAATACCGTTGTCCTGTTGGATTATAGTTTCCTCAGCCTTGCCCGTAGTTTTGGCGGCAATTGCGTGAAGCTTCTTCGGTGACTGTGACACCATTCGCATAAACTTAACGCCTGCTCCGACGGTGGTTTTGCCGGACGCTGTAGTTCCTTCAAGAAATTCAGCCGACACATTTGTTGTGTTGATAAAGTCGATATACTTTTGTGACAACGGGAATTTGTTACTCACTCAGTCCCTCACCGCCCAACTGTCTGAACACATCGGATAGCTTTTCGGACTGCTCAACCTTTGCGTCAACCTTAACGGTGTATTCGCCCGTCATCTTGTTGAGCGTGTCAATCGCCCTGATTCTGTCGGAGGTGTCCTGCCCGTCATTCCTTGCAATGTCGGACAAAGCAACCTGTCTGTCCTTTGCACTCATAATGCGCTCGTCCTTGAGCTTATCGGAAAGCTCCTTGATGTATTTTGAAACTCCAACATTCTCCAACAATTCATACGCTCTTGCGTTTGCGTAATTTTCTGAATATCCTGCCTGTATAGCACTCTGAACGGTGTTACCGCTCTGCGCATAATATTCCGCAAACTTCCTCTGTCTTGCATTTAATTTGTCTTTCACGGTATCACCGCCCTTTCTAAAAATCAGCAAAAGAAAAGACAGCACATTTCTGTACTGTCTTTAAACACAGGTTTCCGGAGTTGCACCGGAATCTGTAAAAACTGTTTTCCTATTTAAACTATCCCCTGCGTTTATAATATTATATCAATAAATTTCTAAATATTCAAGTGTTTTCTTTTTCTTTCCCATTTATTCAATAATACACTTACATATTTCTGTTCTTTATCAATCAATTGACGATCTCCAATTTCATTATGTTCATAGCCCAAATGGGTATGTGGCATCATTCCATTATGAGGTCTACCTTTAACGTCAATTTGTTTTATTCTTTCGCCGTAGTTGTCATAAAAAGTAACACTTTTGATGTTGCTCTGTTTGTCAAGAGTAGCATACACTCTATTTTTTGTCATAGTTTCCATAGGAGCTTTTATCGAAGTATTACCATTCATACGAATTACTTTTATTTCACCAAATTGAGCAACTGTGTGATATTCTGTACCGTACTTCTTGCCCCTATCACTTATACCGCTTGAAGAGCCTCTTCCGCCCATTATAACACCCTTTTGAATTTTTCCTGAAACGATTTGATGTTGATGATGTTTCCCTTACATTCTTCGGGGACTCTGCCGTAGAAGATAATTGTTTCAGGCTGTAAGCGTTCAATCATTTCTTTGTAACCTTTCAAAAACAGTTCTTTGACAATCTTGTTTTTCTGTGTGCCGACACTTGACACGGCAACAGTACCGCCAATAGGTTCGCCGTCAAAACACCATTCAAAACTTTTTTTCGTCGCTCCAACAAATTGTAGGTATTACCTCAATGCCGTAGAGTTGTAAATATGCACCTATCCAATGCTTGCGATAGTGGTTATAAATCTGCAACGCTGTCGGATAATCAGTGTAAAGACTGAAATCAGGCGACAACACACAATTAAAATTTTGTAGCTTTTCAATGTACCTGTCGGGTGTATTCCACAACCTCTGAAACTGGTAATCGTCAAGGAAAAAATGTACTCCGCAATCACTTTGCTTACTGCTTAAAATTTCGTTAAATCCAATGAATTTGTTTTCAGTAATTTTTGTAGGCTTGATAATCGGGATGTCATATTCTCCTGCACCCTGAAAAATCGCTCTTGTGCTATTTTCGTAACCTGTACCGCATTTGTCTTTATACATCAATTTCACCTCACAACACAAAACCGCCCTCAAACGAGAGCGGTCTGTGCGATTTTTTATCTTAAGAGAGTTTTTTATATGTCCTGTTTGTCAAACTTTCATAATACCATTATACGCAGGGTAAGGGTGACATTCAATGACATTTCAAAATAATTTTACGAGAAATCGAACTTTTTTCGGAACGCCTGTAACGCTTTGCCGTGCAATCTCAGGGTATGCCTTACGCTCATTTCCATACTTTCGGCAATATCCTCCCACCTCTGACAATTTATGTAATACTCAGTCAAAATTGCAATGTAACGGTAATCGTCAAGTGCATTGATTTTACTGCGGATTTCAGTTTTCAACCGCACAAGATTGTCGATTTCCCGATTGATTTCAGTCTGCAGGTCTGCAATCCTGTCAACAATCCGCATAGGGTCATTCACTCCTGATGTCTTAACAGGCTCGTTCTGCTTAACTGATACCTGTGCAATATTCAGCCTAAGTTTCGACAGCTCGTGTTCTTTCGTTCTGATCAGCTTATCCGAAACCCTGACCGAATATAAATAATCTTTAACCGTCAATCCGTATCACGCTCCTGTTTCATTTTTGCACCGCAATAGGGACAATATGGATACAAATCAATGTCCTCGTAAAAAGTGAGAAAGTTGCCACACTCTGAACATAAATAATTTGCATAACCGACACCCTCGCTGTCATATTCCCAACTTCCGTGCTTAATCTCTTGCATATCACACACGGTTGCTTCGTTTGGTTTACTTCCGTCAACTTCGATAATATGCTTAACTGTTTCGACATTTCGTTTTGAATTAAAGTATATCGTGTTTACACTACCGTCTGCGAACGGTATATCCAAAGCATAATCACCGGATACCTCACGGATTTTTAATTCTTTTTCAATCATTGTTTTCACGCTCCTTTCTTTCAGCAATAAGATGTAAGCCTTTGTAACAATCATTACATATCTGGATTTTAATTTTTCTCTTTCTTTCAATAGGAATCACAATGCCACTACTACAGTCAGTATCCATCATCCCTAGATAGAATTCCTTCATTTTAACTGTGTACGGATCTGTGATAACTTTGTTACAACAATCACACTGATAGACTCTCATCACTCTTCACCGTCCTCAATAATCTGATTCCAGCACTTAACGCAGTTACGGTCTTTTCTGCAATCATATCTGTTCATCAGTCCTAAGTCATACGGACATATGCCTTTAGGCACGCCAATAGGATTAAGTTCTGCATTTGGATAATGTTTCAGAAATTCCGTAAGATATGTCTTTTGCGGATGTTCATTGCTCCACTTTTGAACAGCCTTAACCGCCTTTTCGGGATAATGCATTTCAAAACACCCACACGATAAACCTTCAGATATACCGTTGTTTTCACTATACAGAGGACAGTCACTACAATTAGTTTCACATAATCCATGCCTTGTTCTTTTCGTCATCCTTTGCTTTTCAGCAAAGTAATTCTCTGTTTTTGAACAATCAATCATTTAATTCACCTCTCAACGATTTGGCAATTCTTTGTTGATTCTTGCAGATAAGATCATTTATGTTACAAAATAAATAATATGTCAACCCTCTTATCTCTTCTATATCATCTGTGACCATGATGCGATTGAGTTCACCGTCAATCATATCACGGGTGTTATTGATTTCCTGCCTGAGTTTCATTTTATTCATCTCCTTCAAAATTAACAACTTGTCCGTTGTCGGTATAGTCCCGTTTGTCAAATTCAAGTTTCAGCTTGTCAATAACCACACGGTCGATATGTTCCCAAAAGACTTCGTCGGTGTCGGAGTGTTCGATAATCTCCGTCATAGACTTCAAAGCCTTTGCACATCTATCACGGCCAAAGCCGAAATCCTTATGCAAGGCAAATACAATCGTCTTAAAAATTCGCCTTGTGGCGTCCGCAATTTCCTTGTCCCTGACTTTCTGATATTCCCTGTCGGCAAGGCGGTTAATCTCCGCCATAGCCTCCTTTTTCAGCTTAACTGGTATTCTCGCTTTCAATGCTTTCTCTCCTTTCGTCAATCTTATCAAGTGCAGTTACAATCAACGAGCTTTTGGCTTTGGTGTCCATAAGCTCTGCTTGATAATAAAACTGACCTGTTGTATTCCGTCTGATGATACAGCCTTTCAAAATGTATTCTGCACCATTGTACAGCACAGTTCTTTCAAGGTTGCGTTTAACTTCCGAGATATTCACAGTTCTTCCACCTTGATGTAAATACCCGAAACCTCTGCCCAAAACTTTTCACATATCTCACTTGCAACAAGTGCGTCATCAGACCAAAAGCCGAGAGCGGTCATACAGTCTTTTAGCATTTTTTGCAAATTGTCTGTGTCGGGCTTTGTTGTACGATATTCGCCGTCCTGATGTTTACCGCGAGGGAAGCACCACTTTGTTATCAACCTGACACCCGACTTGTACGGTTCTGACGGTTTAAACTTTGCCAAATGTGATGTGAGCTTTTCTCTTGCCTGTTTCACCTCGGGCGGATTGTAAAAAACAGGTTTGCCGTTTTTTACCATAACCTTATGTTCCTGTGCAGTCACGGTCGGCGGTATCATCGCCATAAAAAATTCAGTCTTCGTTTTCTTCAAAATAATCAACTCCATACCACAACTTTAATTCCGGGTTGTAAACTATGTATCCGTTAGCTACTAACTTATCCAACACATAATCAATCAACGCCGGTCGTTTAGAAATCCAGTCCATTACCTGATCGTTTTTGTAACTGTAACTTTTATTTGGAAGTTTTCGCCTCAAAGGTGGCATTCCCTTAGCGATTTTCAATCTTTTATCTTTTGAAGTCGATTTGCATTTTGCCATTTTTTACCATTCCTTTCTTAACTTTAAAATTTTGCTTTTAGTCACAGGTCAGGGGAAGGAGTTGTTGTGCGTAAGCTTCGCACAACTACTTCACCCCTGTGACCTTAGGGAACGGAAATACTCCTATATATATAGAATATATATATAGGGTTTTTCTTTCCCTCGGAAAATCTCGAGAAAAAAGTCATTTTCCGTCATTTTTAGAAAAGGAAAATCTCGGGAAATTTTCCCTATTTTCCCTCACGGAAAGGGAAATTCTCGATAAAATTTTCCTTCCAAATTTGACGGAAAGGGAAAATTTATTCGATTTTTTCCTTTTCCCTCAATCCTGTTTTACCGCCGTCAATCCAAAATCCGCCGTGTTCTTTTAGTCGATTTCGGACTGTTTTTTCGGTAACTCCAAGATATGTAGCAATGTCATTTATATCTGCCTGACCGTTATTTTCTTCTGCAGTAAACGCTGTCATAATAGATTCTGAGCGTTCTTTTTTGCGTTCCGATTCACTCTTTTTCTTACCGAAATTCTTCTTGTAAGGCGGGTTAAAATCGCCCTCAAAATTACAGTCTTTCAACACGCCTGTTGTATCTAATTTGTGTATCGGATAATCAAACCAAAGGTTAAGTGCATCAAATGCCGGAAACTCTCGCAGAGTACCCTCTATTCTCCACGCTGACATCCCTTTTACGGTTTTTTCGGCACGGGCAACATCTGACATCATCAGCTTAAAAGACTGTTCAGGAAGCGTTTTGCGTGCGATGTCAATCATATTATTTGCCATTACCAAATCGTCCTGCGAACACACTTCACTGATTTTGTTGAAACGACCTATCCAGTCTTTGCAGATTTTACAGGTTCTTTCATCCTTTTGCTGTTTCATCAAATCATCGCTAATTTCAAGTCTTGTAAGGTCAAGAAGTACGTCGGGGTCACGAGCGAAAACACCCGAGCCCGAAACTCTGTCCATTGACTTTTTTCCGCCCTGAGCACCTTTTGAATGGTGGTGACAGTAGATTACCGCACAACCGATTTCGGTACACACCTTATCAAACTGATTGCAAAAGTGTGCCATTTGGTCAGCACTGTTCTCATCGCCTGTAATAACCTTGTATATCGGGTCAATCACAACAGCTATAAAGTTGCCTTTTAAAGCTCTGCGTATGAGCATAGGCGCTAACTTATCCATAGGCACGGACTTGCCACGCAAGTTCCAAATATCAATTCTGTTTAAGTTCTTTGGTTCAAGTCCAAGTGCTTCGTATACGTCCTTGAATCTGTGAAAACAGGACGCACGGTCAAGTTCAAGATTCACATACAAGACATTGCCCTGCGCACACTTAAAGCCGAACCATTCTGTTCCCTCGGCAATTGCAATACACAATTCGATAAGACCAAATGACTTACCTGCTTTTGAGGGTCCGCCGAGGAGCATTTTATGCCCCTGTCGCAATACTCCCTCAATCAGAGGCGGAGCAAGTTCGGGAGGATTTTCAAAAAAATCTGCGAGGTTGTCAAGGTCGGGCAAGTCATCGTTGATACTTTCCACCCAGTCTTTCCACTCGGCAAAATCGGATTTACCGATATTGGTGTCAATGATAAACTGCTTTTTGCCGTCGCGGATAACACCGGGCATACGGCTCAATCTTGACGGATTGCGGTTCTGCTTGTCGATTTCAAAGCCGTTTTTATGGCATACATTGTAGAGATAATCAACCCTTTTGCGGTATTCGTCATAGTTTGCGGCATCAATCTTAACAATAGCGTGGACTGATTTTCCGCCCGAATAAACAAGCACCGCAACAGGCAGCTCAAGCTCTCTGATGATTGCGTTTTGTTCTTCAAGAGCCATACAATCAGATTCCACCAGAGCGTAACGATAATCGGTTACATTCTCGTTTTTAACACCCTTACCGTCCAACGGATTAAACCTTATCCACGCTCCTGCCTCGGGTTTGTAATCGCCAAATACATTTGAAATATCACCGTCACAATTGTTAAGGGCGGCAATAAGCTCACCTGCTGTACGGTCACAACTGCCCTTTGTGGGCAGATATTTAACCTTGCCGTTATCGTTCTTCTCCCAAGTTTCGGTTACATAGCCGACATTTTCGGAGCTGTCAAAGAGGGTTTCAAGGTAGGTTACGATTTCATTCACAGGATTCCAGTTTGCAGGCTCGTGAAACTTTACACCCTCACAGGCTGTTACTCCAATATCGCCCTGTTCAAAAGCAATTTCATCATTCCAGCCGAGTTCTTTCGATTCACGGAAAGTCATACCTCTGTCTTTTGCCATTTGAACTATCGTGCCTGCTGTGACAGGTGAGGCAGAGCCGTTAAAGCTCTGCCATTTCTTTTCACACTCACCGTTGTGATATCGGCTGTCTGCTCTGCTCCAATCATCCCAGTCCTTTACGCTGTATCCCTCTTGTTTGAGTGCCATTCCGACATTTACCCAGTCTTGGTAGTCAAGCTCTGACGGACTGATGTATTCAAGTGCATTAAGTAAGTCCAACCGTATTCACCTCGCTTTGCGGTACATATGTTTTCGGGTTAATGTTTTTCGGAGTTCTCCAACCGTTTGCGGCAATCCTTGAAATCAAGGCTGAAGCTTCGTCAAACTGCCATTTGCCCACGTGCTGAAAACCTCTGCTTTCAAGCATTCTGATTTGTTTAGGTGTGGTTAAGCCCTCAATTCTTCGCTTTTCGAGCCTGTCAAGAATAAGTTTTGCTTTGCCGGCACTCTGGATTTCATCGGGGAATATTCCGAGCTTTTCAAGTTTTGCTTTCTGTTTGTCTGTAGGCGGAGAACACTCCCAGCCGAATGCCGGAACATATCCTGCAAGGTCCTGCGCCTGAATTGACATTTCGTACTGCAACGGATCTACAAGTTTGCGTTTGCGTGTTCGCATTTCCGCAAGCTGATTTGCAAGCGCTTCTTCACGCTGAGCAACAACATCTTCACTTGCTTTTTCCTCCGCTTCTTCAATGTCAATCGGATAACCTGCCTGTTCTGATAAGTTTTCTGTCATTTTTTGTGCAACTTCTTCATTGTCGCAAATGAGATGTGCAGGTCTGCAAAGCTCGTGTCGCTCTGTATGCCACAAAAAGTCGAGTAGCAAAAGCTCCGTCTTGTTTGGAGCAAGTCTTGTACCTCTGCCGACCATTTGGCAGTAAAGCCCACGCACCTTTGTAGGTCTTAAAACAACAACGCAGTCAACACTTGGGCAGTCCCAACCCTCGGTTAAAAGCATTGAGTTACACAAGACATTGTATTTATCGTTTTCAAAGTCCTGCAATATCTCTGCTCTATCCTCGCTGTTACCGTTTACCTCTGCCGCTTTAAAGCCTTTTTCGTTCAAAATATCTCTAAATTTCTGCGATGTTTTTACAAGAGGTAAAAACACAACAGTTTTACGGTTCTTACAGTATTTTTTCATTTCCTCGGCAATCTGATAAAGATACGGATCAAGTGCCGTGTCAATGTCGCTTGCTTTAAAATCTCCTGCCTGTGTGGCAACTCCCGAAAGGTCAAGTGTAAGCGGTATTGTCACAGCTTTAATCGGTGACAGATATCCCTCTTTGATAGCCTTAGGGAGTGTGTACTCATACGCAAGCGAATCAAATACTGTTCCTAAATTTTTCATATCTCCTCGGTCGGGTGTTGCGGTAACACCCAACACTTTCGCATTGTCAAAATGCTCAAGCACACGCTGATAGCTGTCGCTGATTGAGTGATGTGCTTCATCAATAATGATTGTGTCGAAATAATCGCTGTCAAAGTTTGACAGTCTTTTCTCACGCATAAGCGTCTGTACAGAGCCTACAACAACCCTGTTCCACGAACCTATGCAACTTTGCTCGGCTTTTTCGACTGACGAATTAAGCCCTGTTGCTTTTTGAATTTTGTCCGCCGCTTGGTCGAGCAATTCTCCACGGTGGGCAAGTATCAGCACCCTGTCACCTCGACGGACACATTCTTCGGTGATTTTTGCAAAAACTATCGTCTTGCCACAGCCTGTAGGCAAGACAAGTAATGTTTTTAAATTGCCGCTTTCCCACTCAGAGAAAACGGCATTCTTTGCTTCATTCTGATACGGTCGTAACTGCATTAAAAGCTACCCGGTGTCCAGTTATTCGGCATCGCGGTATTTGGCGTTGCAGGCTGTGCGTTATACTGTGGCGGATATGTAGGCTGTACATACTGCTGAGGTGCATGTGCTACGGCAGGCGATATCGTTGTCACCTGCTCATCGTAGGCATAAAAATACTTGATGTCATTTGTTACGCCCTCTGTGCCGTCATTCTTCACATATTTGCGGATGATAACCTGACATTTACCTTTCTTACCGATAATGCCTGTCCAGTCCATACGGAGCGGTTCGCCGTGCTTTTTCATCGACACGGACAAAAAGAGCTGTGACAGCTTCCATTCAAGCGAGGAGTGCAGTACGAAATTAACTGTAATTTCTCGCTTGTCATCTGCTCCCCACACATCAAAAGTCACTTTTGCCATATTGCATGGTGGCAGTTTACCTTTACCCTGTGAGCGAGCACGCTCAACTTTTGCTACCGTAAAATCATAATCACCCTCGGGGAGCGGTTCATAATTTCCGCCCTCTTCGGTTATTTCGTCGTTCCAACCAAATTCTCTATCCATTTATACATCTTCCTTTCTTTATTCAAACGGTAAGTCACGGTTGCTCTGTATCACTTCAAACACCTTATTCCACGCTCCCACAAGGCAACCGTTAATAAATCGTGGGTCATAGTTTGTAATCGGTGTATCGTAAGGGTAATGTCTCTGTGTAAACACCGCCTGTCTGATTTCACTTTCGTCAACTCCGTTAGCTCTCATAAGGTCGGCAAGTGCTTTTGGTATGTCCTCGGGAATATTGACAGATTTATCATTTTGTATCTGAGGTGTTGACAGCGGTACAGATTCGGGAGCTTTTTCAATCTGCGTAGGTTGTGGCACAGGCTGTGTCACAGGCTCTGCCTTAGGCGGCTGAGGTATCGGATTCTGCGGAACAGGAGCGTTATTTACAGGTGCAACATCACTAAAAATATGGGCAATGCCTGCGTAGCTAAAATCCATTTCTTCGGGCAGGCCGTGACGGTTCTTTGCGTCCCAACAAGGATGATGCAGCGTGTACATTACTCTTCCACCGCCTTGTGCCTTGTATTTTCTGCCGTCTTTGTCGGTTGCTACCGCTACTGTTTTATAGTTTGCGAAAAGTACCATATCCGCCCATTCTTTTACAAGCGGAGAAATCTGTGAAGCAGTCTTTTTGCCGAGTTTTAGCTCCCAACGGTCATACTCGCCGATTTCATCAGGCTGTGAAAACTTGCGGAGCTGTGCATGTGCGGTGAGCACAACATTTATACCCCTGTCAATCAAATCTTCAAGGCTGTTCAAAAATCTGCCGAACTCCTCTTTTTCGTAAACATATCCGTTTCCGTAACCGAAATCTTCAATACCTTTTTTGCCGTACTTTGAGCAAATATCATCAATACAAAGCTGTTCTGCCCAGTCGATTGTATCAATAACAACCGTCTTGCATACAGTCGGATTGCTTTTGATATATTCAAGCTGACTCTTTAGCATGGTCCACGATGTCGGCTTATCCATTCTCGCAACATCAAGGTTTTTTGTGCTGCCCTCCGTGTCGATAAACAGAGGATTCGGAAACTGCGAAGCAAAAGTTGACTTGCCGATACCCTCGGGACCGTAAATTACAACCTTTTGAGCCGACTTGATTTTACCTCTTGTGATGTTCATTATCTTACCCCCTGTACATCTGAAAAATTGATTTTATTGCCGTCAACATCAATGACAACATAGTCGATTGCGTAGTTGAGCAGTTCGTTTGTCAAATCCTGTATTGACTTGCCTGTCATACCTGCAATCAAAACAATTCTTGAATAGTTTTCAGGCATAATCTTGACCTTGGTATAACCGCAGGCAAGCTCTCTGTGCGGATTGCATTTGATTACACATTCATTTGTATTTGTTTTTGCTGTTGTTTTAGCTGTAGTTCTTGTAGCCATAATTAAAACTCTCCTTCTGTCCAAGTCGGTGTTGTAACAGGTACGGTTGTTTCGGACTTAATATAGCCGTCCTCGATGATTATTGAACATTCATCGCCGTTTGAAACTCTTGTTGCAATAGCCTGCAATCCCTCTGATTCAAGCCATTTTGCAAAGTCTTTGAGTGTGTCGGTATCCATTTGTTCGAGCTTGTCAAGCAGGACAAATCCGCATTCGGGATTGAGCTTGCGAACAATTGCCGTAGCGACACGAAGCTGTTCCGAACCGCTCATGTTGTCCCACTTAAAACCGTTATATGTAAGCTCGCCCTTTTCAACCGATAAGCCGTCAAGGGGCAAATTTGCGTTGTTGAGCAAGTCATATTTTGTTTTGCGGATTTCTTCAAGCTGTGCCGTCATATCGGCATACTTGCCGTAATATTCCTTTGCGTCCTCATCAGCTTTCGCTTTATCGAGGTTGGCTCTTACTTTGCGGTTAATTTCGTCAATCTCGGTAATGTTTCTTTCAAGCTCTGCCGTGCTTTCATCGTGCAGTTCGGCAACGGTCTTTCTGCTCCGTTCAAGCTGTGCAAGCACTTTTGTAAGCTCGGAATTGTATTTTCTCAAATCCTCGTTAAGCCTGTTGATTTCGCTCTGCAAATTGTTGGCACGGCTTTCAAGGTTATCTTTTTCTGCTCTCAGACGGTTATTTTCACCGTTGCGTGCAAGAATTTCCTGCTGTTTATTGATAAGTTCAGAGGCTGATACAGGTTCATTCGGCACGCCTTCGTATTCTGGCATTTCGGCGGCAAACTTTTTCTTTTGGTCTGCAATCTGACCGATAGCACGGCGCTCGTTATACACCTGTGTTTCCTGCGTTTCAAGCTCGTAAACTCTGTTGCCTACACCGATAATCTGCAGGAGCGTGTCAGCCTTTTCCTTGCCGGTTGCATTCATAAATTTCGGCAGGTCAAGAGCAAAGTTACTGACAAATGCGTCAAGCAAAGCCTGTCCGCCTTTGTTGCCTGCGGTGTCAATTACTTTAAGACTGCTGTTCTTACCGCTACGCTCCACAACAATACCGTTTGAGAGCTTGATTTTAAGATGTGGCGGAATTGTTGAACCCTCGCGGTACGGAGCAGACGGAGTGAAACGATTACCGCCGAGAGCCCACGCAATTGCGTCAAGAACAGATGTCTTGCCCTGTCCGTTTTTACCGCCCAACACGGTAAGTCCGTTTTCGGTCGGTTCATAAGCAACCGCCTTTACTCTTTTAACATTTTCGATTTCAAAAGCTGATATTTTTACTGACATATTAAAGTCCTCCTTGACAATTCGCTTAAAATTGTCTATCATTTAATTAAGGTATTTTTCTTTGTCCGTTGAGGCTTTGCAGAGCTTCAGCGGATTTTTCTTTTTTAGTTGACATTTGAAACACCCATACATTCAAAATTGAATGCTTCGGATTCAGGCGTTTCAAGGGCTTTGAGCTTGCGGGCAAGTTCTGCGTTTTTCGCTCTTTCGGCAACATATAAGGCTGTCACCTTGTTAAGCTTTGCTTTTGTTTTTTCAAGACGGCTGTTCGCAATGTCACGCTCCTGCTCGGTGCTTGCAAGACTTTTTTGCGTGTATTTAAGCTGGTCTTTGCTGTCATGGTACTTTTTTCTAAGTGACCTTTTTGTTTCTAAATCTTTAAATGCCATTTTTAATGCTCCTTTATGTATTGTCTGATTTCTTCCTTATCAAATCGCCAAAGCTTTCCGATTTTGTGGGCAGGAAGAACGCCCCTTTGTGCAAGCCGTGTTGTGTAATCAACATTAAGTGCAAGCAACCGTGCCACATACGGCACATCAATTATCACCGGCACTTCATCCCAATTGATGATAGGTCTTTCTCTCGGCATATGTACACCTCCTTAATTTTCGTTGGTAATTTTGTCTGAAACGATTTCGACTGATTCAACATCAGCAACGCTGAGAGCCAGTTTGAGCAGTACAACCTCGCCGACCGTTCGTGTTATCTGATAGCTTGTAACATACGGAATTTCTGTTCCGTCAATTTCAAGAAGGAACTTGTCCTTTGTATCAATAAGTTTAAGTTTTGCCATTTTCTCACCTGCTTTCTGTTTTACCTATCTTGATTTCTACACCTAAAGCCGTTAAGAGCCTGTCGGCATTTTCAAGAGAAATGCTCTTTTTGCCTTTTTCCCAATACTGAATAGCTCTTTTAGTAAAGCCTGATTTTTTAGCAAGCTCGCTTTGCGAAAAACCTTTCTGTTTTCTGCTTTTAAGCAAGATTTCAGCAAATTCATTGATGTGCATTGATTTCACCAGCTTTCTATGATATACTATATGTAGTGATGAACAGCAATTCATTACACTATATAATGAAAGGGGTCTTTGCTTATCAAAAAGACAATTTATAACTGCGAATCATTGAACGATAACCTTAGTGAGAAAAATCTTGAAATCGAATATCCGTCAGTCTGTCCTATGTGTCACAAATCTGGCGACCCCTCGTATTTAAGCTCCTACTATATTGACGATGAACATACTTCTCCAAATCTTTTCGTTCATTTCTTCTGTCACAATTGTGAAAAAACATTTTTAGGTAATTATCATATAGGTCCTTACTATGATATAACTGACCTAAGAGGATTTGAGCCGGTTTATGATGTTGAAGAACGAGAGTTTCCTAAACACATAAAAGACTTATCCCCTGATTTTTGTAGCATTTACAATCAGGCTTATGCTTCCGAACAGTACGAATTAAAAGATATTTCAGGTATGGCTTACAGAAAAGCCTTAGAGTTCTTAGTAAAGGATTACGCAATAATGTTACAGCCGAACAATAAAGACAATATCGTTAAAGCACCATTATCAAGATGTATCAATGATTACATTGATAACAACAGAATCAAAAAATTAGCAGTAGCCTCTGCTTGGCTTGGTAATGATGAAACACATTACGAACGAAAATTCAAAGATTATAATATTGATAACTTAGTCGAATTTATAAACGCTATTGTTTCTTTCATAGATTCTGATATATCCGCTGTCAATGCAGAAAGAATGATAGAAGATAACTAATTATCCTTATCTGTTGAGAACTTAAAACTAAAATTGAAGAATTCAAGCTGATTGATTGTATCCTGCAATTCGTCAGCTTGTTTTTTTGCCTTTTTTATAAGGCTTTCAAACTCCTGCAAATTTGTAGCCGATATATTAAGCACTCCTTCATTTGAATAGTTGCCTATCATTTTATTTTTCATCTTCTTCACCTCTTTTCAGCTAAGTCCGTTTAATAGGACTGTGATTGTGGTATTATTGATTGTGGGGTAGTTGGTTAATTGTTAGCTTTATCACGCTTTAAGCGTAATTCAGAACCAAAAAAAATAAAATCAATCGGGAAATCATAAAGTTCACCGATTTTATGAACCATATCCCAGTCAGGAACATTAGCACCACTTTCGTAGTTTTGAAGAGTTCTTTCATTGATTTTAAGTCTTGAAGCGGCTTCTTTCTGCGAATATCCTGCATTTACTCTTGCCGCCGCAAGTGTGATTTTAGGATAATTAACTTTGGTGTTGAGCATTTCGTCACCTCCTTACAGCTCTAATAATATCACGCTAAAAGCGTAATGTCAAGCTGAAAACGAAATATTTTTAAAAATATCTTGATTTTTTTACGCTTTTAGTGTATGATTTAGATAAATAAAAGGTAGGTGTTCAATATGACAGATAACAGTGAAATGAACAAAAAAATATTCGCTAAAAATTTCAATTATTATCTTGCCATAAATAATAAAACTCAGGCTGATATTGTTTCAGACTTAAAAATCACAGCCTCAACAGTTTCAGACTGGGCAAATGCAAAGAAGTATCCACGAGTAGATAAAATGCAAATGCTTGCAGATTATTTTGGAATACTTAAATCGGATCTGACGGAAGAACACGCAACATCAAAACTTACTGATGATATAGAACTTCAGGAATACCTTGAAGAACTTAAAAACAGAAGTGAAATGCGTATGCTGTTCAGCCTTGCAAAAGGTGCTACAAAAGAAGATGTTGAAAAAGCTGTTCGTATCATTGAGGCATTGCAAAAGGATGAATGATTATTGGGCGATATTTATATTAGAGGAATCGAACTGCCGCTGACTGTAAAAGGTGTTACTGTTGTGGATTCAGACGGTAATTTCAATGTTTACATAAATATTTTATTAAGTCATGCTGTTCAGCAAAAAGCAACAAAACACGAATTGAAACATATTAAATCAGGACACTTTTATGATTATGAGCCTGTTGTTTATAACGAACTTGAGGCTAATGCAATTTAGATAAGCAAAAATCTCAACGCAAAACAATACTTTAATCAAGCAATTTATTAGAAGATAATAAGAAATTTTGCTTGATTTATCAATTTTTTTCAAAAAAATATCTTAAAAATCTTGAAATTATTACTTATAAGTAATATTATACTCATAAGGGGCATAACTATGGATGAGGTGTATTTAGAAAAACAAGTGAATGAAAGATACAGCAACATCAGATTTTCTGATGATTGCATTTCTGATATTACTGAAATAATTAACGAATCAGGAAATGAGTTATCCTTTTTAAAGAAATTTTGGCGTACTCTTAACATATTAGATGAATACAAGGATATGGCACCAATAAAGATGTCAAAACTTTTTGAAAGTCTGAAAGGACACAGCAACTTATACTCCATGAAAATAAAATTAAAATTGAATATAAGAATATTATATTCAATAGACAAAAACGGAACAATACTGTTGTATGGCTTTTATGAAAAAGGAGGAAAACGAATAACGGATTACAACAACGCAATACCAATAGCATTGGAACGATATAAGGAGAGTAAAAAATGAAAAACACAAAAACTATGACTGATTTTATTCAAACCTTTGCCGGCAGTTTATCTAAAGCTCAGATTAAGGCTTCTTACATTATTTCTGACATATCATCAAAAATTACAATTGAAAGATGTAACAGAGATATGACACAGAAAGAATTTGCTAAGTTTATGGGCGTTACACAGGGAATGGTTTCAAAATGGGAAAGCGGTGAATATAATTTTACCGTTGAAAGCATTTGCAACATATTAGAAAAGCTGGATTTAGACTGTAATTTTGAAATTTTTAAAGACAATATAATGGACAATATTCAAGATATTAGTTTTGAATTAGATAAGTCAGATGATTCAAAGTTATCAAAAATTGACTTAAAAAATCCTCAAAATTTATTTCTTTTAGAAATGGCAGGTTAATAATTATGGATATAAGAGATTCATTAGCTACATTACAATTATTAAACACAAGGGTGCCTGAATTAACCATAGAAAATGACTTTGTAACTCTTCCGTCAAAAGAAGAAACAGAAACATCCTTGGAATTAGGAGATGTCGGACACGCTATTGAAAAGCGGGATGATGTTTATATTGGTGTTTTACAACTTAAAATTCATTCTATAACCAAAAGCAAAAATTCTGATAAAAAAATAGAATTTTCAATTGTTGTTGAAGGCATATTTAAGTTTGACAGTGATGACAAAAATTTGTTTGAACAAATGCTGTTTATTAATGGTAATTCATCTCTTTACTCAATAGCTCGTTCACATATAATAAATATTACATCTTTATCTTTGGCATCAGGTCAGATTATATTACCTATGCTTAATTTTGTAAAAATAGCTAAACAGCTCAAACAAGGTGAGGCAAAAGTTTCTGAATAAACTATAAAATAAAAATCCGCCCTGCTCGACTGGTCCTCGAACAGAGCGGAATCACCTACACAGGGTGCAGATGATACGATTACACGCAAGATAATTGTATCACAATCCCTTGTGTTTTTCAAGTAATTTAAAGCACAAGGGCTTTTTGCACCCTTTTTTAAGCAAAAGGAGTGTATTATATTATGGCAAAAGCAAAACTTAAAAAGCGTGCAGACGGACGCTATCAAAAATCTGTATATCTTGGCAAAGACGAGGACGGCAAACGCAAATACAAAACCGTCAACGGTTACTCTGTCAAAGAGGTTGAAGAAAAGGCACAGCTTATCAAGTTGCAAATTGGAAAAGGACTTGATGTACTCAATTCAAGTATGAAATGGGGCAAACTTGTCAATCTATGGCTTGCCTACAAAAAATCTATACTTTCCGAGGGGCAGTACAAAACCTATTCAATTTATCTGAGCCACTTCTCTGCCCTGAATGACCGACCGATTAACAAACTTGTCAAATCCGACTTTCAGCAGATAATTCTTGACGAATACGCTTGCAATTCACACACAGGCAAGCCGACCGCAAAAAAGACTTTGCGTGATTGGCGTGGTGCAGTAAGGCAGGTGTTCAATTATGCCATAGAAAACCGTGTAATCGAATTTTCACCTGCACAATACATAGAGATACCCCGTGACGCAAAAACCTCAGAACGACGAGCATTGACCGCACAGGAACAATTGTGGGTGGTATCAACAGAACACCGTGCACAATTGCCAGCTATGATAATGATGTTTGCAGGTTTGCGACTGGGCGAATGCCTCGGCTTGCAATGGCGAGATATAAACCTAACCGAACGAACAATAGATGTTCATCAGAAACTTGTGACCAAAGGTAAGGCGCATATTGAGCAAGGAGCAAAAACTATTTCGGGAGTGCGTACTGTTACAGATGTTCCGAAAATTCTTATTGACTTTCTGAAAAAGCAACCTGAGCATAAACCCGATGATTTTGTTGTGACTTCCACAAAAGGTACTCTGATGAGTGATACAGCGTGGCGGCGATTATGGAACAGCTATATGGCAGACCTTAATATTAAGTACGGCAATTTTTCGGACTATGAAAGACAGCCTAAAAGTAAGTATGACCCTAAAGGTGTACCGTTTGTGATTGATAGATTTACGGCTCATTCGCTCCGCCACACCTGTGCCACCAATTTGTTATATACAGGTCACGAACTCCACTATGTGCAAAAACAACTCGGACACGCTAAACCGTCAACTACTCTCGACATCTACACACACTATGTCGAATCACTACCGAAACGCAAATCAAATAAAATAATCAGTATTGACGCATTGATTAAGGAGTTTAAACCTACCCAAAAGCAAGCATAAGCACTATAAAATTGCGTGCATTGCACTAAAATTTAAAAAAGCCGATAAATACTAAGTTTTTCAGCGTTTTGTCGGTTTACTCCTAAGGTGGTGTTCAATCGCTTGCCTTTGCAAAAAAGGCAAGCGATAATATAGATAAAATTGTATATAGGTCTCTGTACCTCAGCAGGATAGAGGGTCCGCCTCCTAAGCGGAACGCCCCCGGTTCGAATCCGGGCAGGGACGCCACAAAAAACGCCGAAAACCTTTGTTTTTCAAGGGTTTTCGGCTTTATTCTTTTATATGAGCCTGATATAACTCGATACTGATTATCAACTGTGGGCGTTCTGTTTCGCTTCGGTTGCGGACACTCTCTCCCTAAAAATTCTTGCTAATCAAATTAGCAAGAAAACTCCGTTTTTGCTAATGGAAATCGCCATCCTGCTAATCGGTTGAGAAATCGTGCTAAAAATCTTGCTAATTGAAATGTGTGCTTATTATAGTCCGACCTTGTTTTACCCCGTGCCTTTTAATCCCCTTGTTATCTTGTGTTAGGGCTTCACGCAACGCACATTTCACAGATTGCCTTTTCCCATATATAATTAAAGCATCAGGAGGAAACGATTATGAGAGATAAATACTACATAAATCTGAATGACAAAGAATATTTCGACGCACTTTCTTCTTTGGTGAGCAAGAGAAACAAATTGATCCAAAGCGGTAAGTATACGGACGGGATTGACGAAGTTATTATGAAAATAAAAAAGTCAAAGAAAAAGAAGTTTCGTGTCCTCTATATATAATGTCCGAGTCAGACCACCGAATTTCAATAGAATAGTCAGCATAGCACCGTTTCGTTTTTTGAACGAAGCGGTGTTTTCCCTTTAAGCCACTCATTCCTTTCGAGGTTTGGGTGGCTTTTTTTATTTTTTCAAATAATTTTTCCGAATGGGTTGCTAAAAGGCTTCTCTCAGTGGGAATTAGTGAAAGGGTTATTTCAACTCCGATTAGGAGCAGCCCTTTCGCTGTTCCTTGAAAATTGAATATACAGGTACTTAGGACTTTATTTCTGATGATTAGCCATCATAATGGGTACGCCAAGACTTCCTATATAGGACAGAGCGAGAACCCCCGTTATAACTATCAGGTTGCCCCTGATACGGCGATGACAGTCAGAATGATAATGATACTTCTCTACGGAGCAGGCGGCGAACCCGGCTGAGGTGAAATCCCTATGAAACGGTGAAGCACACCGTTACCTATGTACTTCCCTTGCAAGGGGCGTCGAGGACAAATTTTGCACAGAAACATCAGACTGAAGATAAACATTTCTTCGGTCTTTACATAGCACCTTTTCAAAGCGTGCTAATTCTAAATGAAAGGAGCAAAGACAATGCCCAACTGTAACACGATTGCTATATGTAATCAAAAAGGCGGTGTTGGTAAAACGACTACCACAGTAAACTTGGGTGTAGGTTTGGCTATGCAAGGTAAAAAGGTACTCCTTGTAGATGCAGATCCGCAGGGTGACCTAACAACTTGTCTTGGTTGGCGAGATACGGACAGTCTGCCCGTAGCACTACCGGACAAAATGCTTGAAGTAATGCAAGACAAATGCAAAGAACCAACGAAAGGTATTCTACATCATAAAGAAGGTGTTGACCTTATCCCATCCAATAGCGACCTTTTCGATTTTGAGATTAGTCTTGTAACCGCAATGAACCGTGAAGCCATTTTGAGAAACTACCTGAATGAGGTTAAACGCAATTACGATTATATTATTATCGACTGTTCGCCTTCTCTTGGTATGATGACTCTCAATGCTTTATCGGCAGCGGATAGCGTAATCATTCCCGTTCAGGCTCATTATCTTCCGGCAAAGTGTATGACGCAGTTAATGCGGACTATCACTAAGGTCAAAAAGCATATCAATCCAAAACTAAGTATTGACGGCATACTTTTAACTCTCGTAGATAACAGAACAAACCTTGCCAAAAGTACAATAGATGCCTTGCGTGAGAATTTCGGCAGTTATATCAAGATATACAACTCTCAAATTCCCATAGCAATAAAGGCGGCTGAGGTAAGTTCCAAAGGTAAAAGTATTTATGCCTATGAGCCTAACAGTACGGTGTCCAAAGCCTACACCGAATTTTCAAAGGAGGTGTTAGCCGATGGCAGGAAGAAAGAGCGACTTCACTCTGCCCAAGTTCGATGATATTTTTTCGACTCAGGAAATGCGAGATGAAGAAAAACTCTCGAAAATCCGAGATATTCCCATTGACCTGATTGACGATTTCCCCGACCACCCTTATAGGGTTCAAGATGATGAAGATATGGAACGGCTTGTTGAGAGCATTAAAGAGCGTGGTGTTATAACCCCTGCTATGGTTTGCCAAAAAGAAGATGGCAGATACGAACTCGTTTCAGGACACAGGCGAAAAAGAGCAAGTCAAATTGCAGGCTTTCCAACCCTGAGATGCGAAGTAGTTGAACTCACAAGAGATGAAGCCATAATCTTAATGGTTGAAAGCAACTATCAAAGAACGCAACAGTTGCCTTCCGAGCGAGCCTTTGCATATAAGATGCGTCTTGATGCTATGGCAAGGCAAGGAAAACGAACCGACCTAACCTGTGCAACCAAGTTGCACAAGTCAGATGGAAAGAAAAGCAGAGATACGGTTGCCGATAAAAGCGGCGAAACAGTCCGAAGATATATCCGCTTGACAAATCTTGTTCCCGAACTTCTTGATATGGTAGACAATTCGGTAGTGAAGGATAAGGACTCTTTGCAAATGGCGTTGAAGCCTGCCGTTGAGTTATCATATCTTGATGAGGACAGTCAGCGTGATGTTGTTGCAGAAATTGACTTAAACTACTGCACCCCATCTCACGAGCAAACTATTCGTATGCGAGAGATGTTTGAGAAAGGTAAACTCACTCCCGAAGTCATACAAGCAATTATGTCTGAGCAAAAGCCAAATCAAAAAGAAAAGATAGTCCTTCGTGGTGATCGTGTGCGACAACTCATTCCTAAGAGTGTCCCACTCAGTCAGACGGAGGATTTTGTTTGCAAGGCATTGGAATATTACAATAACTTTTTGCGTAAGCGGGCAGAGCGTGATACACGGTAGTAGGAGTACAAGTTTCTTTTCCCCTTTCTCACACTCTAACCCCTTATTACCTGCTAACTTGCCGAAATAGATATATACTATCTCCCTGAATAAACTATCTCAGGTCTATATGTCTATCTCATAAAGAAAACGCACAATTCACACTTGAAGGAGGTGGTTGTTATGATTTAAGTTTACCCCGTAAATTCGCACCGTTGCTTTTCAGCAGCCTGTTTTCTACAATAACGGCAAAGGAGTTGATGAATATGAAACAGATAGGTTTATGCTTTTGTTTGTCAATTATTTTTGCCGCTTTGCTTTGCGGCTGCGGCTCGGAGCAGAAAAACTTGCCGAGCAGCACCGAGCAAAACGAGGTCTTTTCTTCGGCAGGTAAACAGGCAGAACCCGAAAGCACGGAAAGTCAGGATGTGACCGAAACGGTTTTAGAGATACCGCAGACTTCTCCCCCTGCAATCAAAGAGCCGGAGATTGAAAGCACTGTACCACCCGAAAAAAAGGCTGAACCCACGAAAACGGAAATCAAGCAACCGCAGAAAAGCGAAAACAAACCGCAGGAGAAAACGGATGCACCAAAAGCACCTGCCACTCCCGAACCGCCCACAAAGACGGAAACACCGACCGAACCCGTAAAGCCGAAAACCGCTTATGACTATGTGTTTGACATTGAAGCAATTCGCAGCGATTTAATTGCTGTTGGGCAGTCTATGGGACTTACTCATATCACAAGCGATAACGGAACGGAAATCACGCCGAGCAATTCGTCTTGGGCTACTCCCGTAACGGCTTCAAGGTCGTTTCAGGGGGAAAACCTCAAACGGAAACTCACGGACTATGTGCAATCTATGCCGAGTATTCTTTCCGCTTACGGCGGCGCAGCAATCGAATATTTCACGATATATATTGAACCGCTTGACGGCGGCAGTTACCGGATATATTTTCTGTACTGAGTCCGTGAACCCACACACCCTCTGTTAAAACGACAGAGGGTATTTTTATACCTAAAATCAAGAAAGGACGGTAAAAACCGAAATGAAACATTTTGTAAAAACCAATGCAAAGCGCATTGCCGCAGCCATTCTCTGTGCCGTGATGTGCATTGCCGCACTCCCGTTTTCCGCCTTTGCGTTTACGGCAGAGGAAGGCAAAACGGTAAACGCCTATTACGGCGCAAAATATATCGGCTTTGACGGCGAAAAATACCACTCTCCCGCCACATATCAGTACATTACCTACGACAGCAGTGGTAATGTGAGCCTTCATTCAAAGAAAGCGGGCGGCGCACGATCAAAACTGATGATCAAGGACAGCAGCGGCGCACGGCAGGTATTGTGCATTGAGTCCGGCGTGGACTATAACGCCAACGGAACATATACAAGCGAAAGCGGTAAGAACAACGCATACTTTCAAAATCTCCCCGCTGCCGTGCAGTACGGTCTTATGCTCACCTCTGTTTACGGCTGGCATCCGGGCAAGACCGCACCCGTCAGCGGAACGAATGAGGACGATTTTGCGATTGCTACTCAGGTGATCCTTTGGGAGTATCAGCAGCAGCTTCGTACCTCGCCCACAACTCTTTCGGCAAACAGTTACGGTATTCCTGCCGATACCTACTACAAGGGTATTCAGGGCAGACCTGCCGAGAAATGCTACGATTGGCTTCTCTCGCAGATGCAAAGCCACGCAACCGTACCGAGTTTTGCTTCTCACAGAAGCGGTTCGGCAGAGGTCTACACCCTGAAATACAATCAGGCGGCAGACAATTACAGTCTTACGCTGACCGACACCAACAATACGCTGGCGGATATTAAGTTTAGTGCAAGCGGTATTACCGTATCAAGAAGCGGCAATCAGTATACTTTCACTTCCAAGAAGATGGTTGAAAGCGCCGTTGGTATTACGGCACAGAAAAGCATTCCGAATATCGACGGTAATACCCTCATTTGGGGCTACCCCGGCAAGCAGACAATGATGTCAGGTGCGGAAGATCCCGTTGTTTTCTATCTGAAAGTTAAGACCGAAACCACAGGTATCGGTCATATCGTGAAGCACTCTGAGGATAACAAGGTAGACGGCGTTAAATTTAATATCGCAGGCAATGGTGTCAATCAAACCGTAACCACAAAAAAGGACGGAACGGTGGATATTGAACTTATGCCGGGTGTTTACACGGTAACGGAACTTGCCGAAGAAAAATACGAACCGCAGAGTGTGCAGAGAGTCACGATTGTATCGGGACACACCTTTACGGTCACTTTCAGCAATGTATTAAAGCGTGGCGGTTTGAAGGTTATCAAATCTTCCGAGGACAACTTTGTTGAGGGCGTGGCTTTTCATCTTTACGGTACTTCGCTTTCAGGCATTGCCGTTGACGAGTATGCCATAACCGATGCAAACGGTGTGGCAACCTTTGAAGGTGTCCTTATCTCCGGCACTGAGCCGTATACCGTTGAAGAAGTGGATACCGCAGTCCGTTATGTTATTCCCGAAAAGCAGAACGCACCGATCAAGTGGAATGAGGTTACAAGCCGTAATTTTACGAACACGCTCAAAAAGTTTACCGTGACCGTAACCAAGAGCGACGCCGAAACCGGAAACAAACAGGGCGATGCTTCTCTTGCAGGGGCTAAGTACGGCATTTTTAAGGGCAATCAACTCGTTGACGAATACTACACCGACGAAAACGGTCAGTTTGTAAGCAAGGAGTATGTTTGCGGGGACGATTGGACAGTAAAAGAACTTGCACCGAGCAAGGGATATTTGCTTGATCCTACCGTTTATCCTATCGGTGCGGAAGCAAAGCGTTACACCGTTGAACACAATCAGACGGCAAACGATGTAAACGAGTGGGTTGTTAAGGGCAATATCGCTATCATTAAGCATTGTGATGATGGCGAAACAAAGATTGAAACACCCGAAAGCGGCGCAGAGTTTGAGGTTTTCCTGAAAGCCGCAGGCTCTTATGATAACGCAAAGCCTGCCGAGCGTGATTATCTCACCTGTGATGAAAACGGATTTACACAGACCAAAGAAATGCCTTACGGCATCTATACCGTTCATCAGACCGAAGGTTGGGAGGGTGGCGAGTTTATTAAAGATTTCGATGTCTTTATCGCAAAGGACGGTCAGACTTATCGTTATCTTATCAACAACGCACCCTTTGAGAGTTATATCAAGGTGGTAAAAGTCGATGCGGAAAGTGGCAAGACAATCCCCTATGCAGGCGCAGGCTTTCAGATTTACGATCCGACAGGCAACCTTATCACAATGACCTACACCTATCCGACGACTACCGTAATTGATACCTTTTATACGGACGCCAACGGTTGTTTCGTCACACCTGAAAAATTGGATTACGGCAAGGGCTATTCTATTGTCGAGGTGCAGGCTCCCTACGGATATGTGCTTGACGGCACTCCCGTATATTTTGATGTAACCGAGGATAATTCTACCGAAGAAAGCGGGGTTACGGTGATTAAAGTAAATAAACCGAATACGGCTCAGAAAGGAACAATCACCGTTGAAAAGACGGGCGAAGTGTTCAGCGGCGTAAATGTCAGCGGCTCTGAGGATACGGAGGTAATCTATCAGCCTGTTTATGAAACGGCAGGACTTGAAGGTGCGGTATATGAAATCCGTGCCGCAGAAGATGTCTATACCCCTGACGGAACACTCCGTTACACCAAAGGCACGGTGGTAGATACCGTTATTACAGACGGGGACGGCTTTGCCAAGAGCCGTGAACTCTATCTCGGCAAATATGAGGTGCGAGAAATCACAGCGCCGTATGGAATGGTGCTGAATGGTGAAATCCACATTGCCAAACTTGTCTATGCGGGACAGAATATTTCTGTAACCGAAACGGCAGCGTCTTTCTTCAATGAAAGACAGAGGGTTGAAATCGGGCTTGTAAAGGTTCTTGAAAAGAACGAACTCTTTAATATCGGCACAAACGGCGAAATGAAGAACCTTTCCTTTGGGCTATTCGCCGCAGAAGAAATCGTCAGCGCAAGCGGTACTTCCATTCCCGCAGACGGACTGATTGAGATTATCACGCTGAATGAGGACGGAACGGCAAAAATCAAGACCGACCTTCCTATCGGCAACTACTATGTGAAAGAACTCGCTACCGATGAACACTATATCCTCTCGGATACCAAGTATCCCGTAAACTTTGAGTACGCAGGACAGGAAACGGCAACCGTTAAGATTGATGCCAACAACGGCAAGACAATCGAAAATGACCTGATTTACGGTTCTGTTTCCGGCAAGAAAGTCGATGAGGACGGCAACGCTCTCGGCGGTGCGCTGATTGGTATTTTCCGTACAAGCGACGGCGAATTTACAAAAGAAATTGCTTTGATGACTACCGTTTCCGCAGAGGACGGTTGTTTTTCTTTTGAAAACATCCCATTTGGCACTTGGTATATCCGTGAGATTGAGCAGCCGACAGGCTTCGTGCTGAACGATACGGTTTACCCCGTAACCATCGGGCAAAACGGTCAGGTCGTTGAGGTTAAAATCGTCAACAGGCACATTCGTGGAAACATCACCCTTACCAAAGTGGACGCAGATTATCCCGAAAACAAACTGACCGGAGCGACCTTTGAAGTTTACAAGGATAATAACGGCGATGGGAAACTTGATGACGGAGATACCCTTGTCGGAACACTTACCGAAAGCGAGATGGGTGTCTATGAGATGAAAGACCTGCTTTACGGTCACTATCTCGTAAAGGAAACCAAAGCGCCCGACGGATTTTTGCTTGACGAAGGCGTTTATGCAGTATTCATCGAAGCAGACGGTATGACCTACTCGGTTGAAAACAAGGCAGGTGTAGGCTTTATCAACAACGCAATGACGGGTTCTCTCAAAATTATCAAGACTTCTTCTGACGGAAAAGTTGAGGGTTTTTCCTTCCGTGTTACCGGGGCGAACGGTTACGATAAGACCTTTGTTACCGACAAAAACGGCGAAATTCTTATTGAAGGACTCCGCATCGGTGAATATACCGTTTCAGAAGTTGTAGACGGTGTATCTTCCGCCTACTCCCGACCTTCTGATAAAAAGGCAAATGTAATGACCGATTCCACAACCATTGTTGAGATGCACAATATCCTTATCGACAATCCTAAGACGGGTGACGAGAGCAAGGTGGGCTTGTGGCTCGGACTGCTCGGCTTGTCTGTTTTGGGTGTAGGAACAACTGTGCTTATCGGTTTCAAACGCAAGAAAAAGGATGGTGAACAGTAATGGAACCTAAAACAATTATAACGCTTGTACTGATAGCGTTTATTATCGGAGGAATTATCTTCCTTCAGGTAAAGAACAAGAAAAAATAAACCTTTGGGGCGGATGAAATATTCCGCCCCTTTTCTATTTACGGAGGCAAGTTATGAAAGACCTTAAAACGATTGAAAGCAGAGTCCGTGTTATTCTTTCCAACCATAAGGAAGCACGAGATGACGATATGATCCTTTATTTGCTCTATTGCAATCGCTACGGTGAAGTAAAAATTGGCGAACTGCCTTTCGAGATGGTTATGAACAACTACAAGGTTTTTCATATTCCTTGCTTCGAGAGTATTCGTCGCACCCGTCAGAAAATTCAGGCGGTAACGCCCGAACTCGGTTGCAGCCCCAAAGTACGCAGAGCGAGAAAAAAGCAGCAAGGCAATTTCAAAGCCTATGCTACCGACAAGAAAAAGTGAGGTGATACCGATGAATACGGTAAAACGAAAAAGGATAAGGAGGCAGAACAATGAAAGAAACATTTACCCTTCAGCAGAAAACAAAAGTTTTGCATAAACTCTTTAGAGTCAACTGCAAAACCGAAAAAGAGTTGCAGGCTCTTGATATGGAGAATATTTTGAAAATCCCGAACATTACCATTCAGGATATGACTGTAATTACGGAACTTCAGAAAGCGACCAAAGCAAATAAACTGTTCTCCTATTTGGGCGGTGATAGCGATGAGCAGCAGAGCGAATGACCGCCATATTATTTGGGGCGATATTAACCTTGACTTTGAAGATTGGAAAGATGACTTGTCGGAACAGTATCCCGACCTTTCGGAAGAAGAACTGATGCAAAAAATGTACGAAATAAATGCTGACTACCTCGATGATGAGCGTATGAACCTTAATGTCCAACTTTCTCAGCCTATCTTAGTAGTTGCGGATATTGGGCCTTGGAATGGCAGATTTAACGGTTATGCCGAAATAAAATCAGGAAAGATTTGCGACTGTCTTTATTCCGAAATGGATATGTGCGAGTGGTATGTTGATAAATACGGAGATCTTCGTGCAGATGCCGTACATCACGACGGAAGAAACCATTATCTCTATCGTGTGTATAAGGACACCGCTACCGACTGTCAGATAGAAAATCTCAAGGCAAAGATATATGACGGTAAGGCAACACGAGCTGATATAACAAGGGTTACAAGACGGCTCGGTGATGATATTGCCGCCGTTTACGGCTTTACCATTCCTCGACAGAAACAAACAAAACAAATAGAAAGATAAGGAGGTGTTACCTGATGGCACGAAAATATGACCTAATTTCCGAGTTATACAATCGCACCTGCAAGACGGTTGTATCCTCACCGGAAAATTGGCAAGCCTTTTTGACTTCTGCTTGCAGAAACTACAAACTTCGCTTTGATGAACAGTTGCTTGTATTTGCCCAAAGACCGGACGCAACCGCCGTTCTTGAAATTGAGCGTTGGAACAAATCTTTCGGGAGATGGGTAAACAAAGGTGCTACGGGCATTGCGGTATTTGACGATGTAAGCAGAAGCCATCAGTGGCTTATTCATTATTTCGATATTTCCGACACTCACGAAAGCAGATACTCTCGCCCCGTTCCCATTTGGTCTATGAAACCTGAGTACGAGGAAGAAATTATTGAAACACTTGAAAGCACCTTTGGAACTATTGAAGATAAGAGTTCTCTTGCTTCGGCAATTCTTGGTGCTGCACGAAATGCGACGGAAGATAATATTCCCGATTATATCAAAGATTTGCTTTACTCGGTCAACAACAGTTTTTTGGAGGAATTGGACGAGGACGCTATCAGTTCGATTTACAAAAAGACTGTCGCAAACAGCGTGGCGTATATGACAATGGAAAGGCTCGGCATTGATACGGAAGAATACTTTTTCCGTGAGGATTTTGAGGATATTATCAATTTCAATACGCCCGAAACCCTTAATGCTCTTGGTTTCGCAACGAGTGATATTGCTGAAATGGGGCTTGCAGAAATTGCAAAAACGATTATGTCCCTTGAAAAGCAAAATCGCATAATTGCCGAAACTCAAAATTCCGACTACAATGTAGTCAAAGAAAATCAAACCGAAAGGAGTCTTGAAAATGACCGAATTGACCTACACGATGCAGGGCGATTACAGACTGCCCAATCTGACCGTACCGAATCAGTCGGAAACTCCGATGGGACACTTCTCTCGACTGAGAGCGAAGTACCTGAAGGAAAACCGCAAAGTTCTGTACTACAATCTCCTGACGAGTTGCAAACTGAACGAACATCTGACGGAAGTGGAACAGACGGCAACCGAACTGACGGAACGCTTAACGAAAGAGTTGGCGGAGAAAGAGGGCGTGACGGAGAGCCTGAAAGCAACCGATATGATGAGTTGGGTTCGACAAATGAACAACATCCGCAATCGGGTTCAGGAAACGGTATTGAAGCAAGTAGTCTACGCTTAGATTACTATGACCGTTCCAATGAAGATAAGAGCCTGCCGTTCTTCGGCGGCGATGATACCGTAAGAGAAATTCTCGGAACAACACCCCACTTGAAAGCCGACAAAGACGAGATACAGGCATTTTTTGAAGCAAACGCTGACAAAGATGCCCGTATTTCATATATCAAGAGCATTTTCAACAACGACTATACAGAAGTGATTTTGAGCGATGAACGCCGTGTGGGATATAAGACATATCAAAATGTCCTGCACCTATGGGAAGGCAGTTATCTCAATCGTACTAAGCAAAGTTTTTATGATTGGGGTGTTATTTCCGAGCATTTTGAAGCAATGCGACTCTTGGGAGAACTTCAGGACAAATTCAAGCCATTGCCCTCTATTGATGGGCAAATGAGTTTAATGCTCGACTATGAAGCAGAGGTAGCAAAACCCTCTGCTTTTACTTTTTCACAAGAGATTATCGACGCTGTTATCACTCGTGGCAGCGGTTTTTCTGAAGGAAAAATGCGTATCTATGAGCAGTTCCAAAAAAGCCTGTCCAAAAAAGAAAATGTAGACTTTCTGAAAAAAGAATACGGATGGGGCGGTTCTTATCCCGTTATTATCGGAACGGGTATTGATGAACAACACGACGGTAAAGGTATTCAGATTTCAAAAGGCATCGGCAATGACAAACCTCATATTCTTTTGAATTGGAATCAGGTAGAAAAGCGAATTTCCGAGCTTATCAAAATGGACAGATACCTAAGCCCAAAAGAAAAGGAGTTATATCCGAAGTGGCTTGAAAATCAGGAAGTCCGCAGAGCAGAAATTGCAGAGGAACGCAGAAAAAAAGAAATTCTTTCTACTGCACCACCCGAAAAGGAAGAGCCGGAACAGGACAATGACCGATATGAATATCATCTTGGAAACACCGTATATATCGGTGCAAATGAGTATGAAATTCAGTCTTTTGATGATGAGCGTGTGATGCTCTATGATTTGCAGTTCCCGTTGTTTAATAAGGAAATGTCAAGAGCAGAGTTCGACCAAAAGGTTCGTGAGAACCCTATGAACGCCCACTTGAAAGTCACGGAAAAGCAGTCCGAAAAAACGGCTGCCCCGTATGACATAGGTATGGGCTATCTCGGAAACGGACTAACTGTTTGGAATCGTGCCGTAGAAGTTAATGGGGACTATCAGAATATTGCCCACATCTCTCCCGAAGGTAAGATTACCTACTATGTGCAGGACTTGCCGCAAAGTATTGTGGAGCGTATCGAGCAGGCGGCGGAAAGGGAGAAATCTCACACCGATCCGAACACAACACCTATCGGTGATGATGACTACTATTTCCACCGTCCCGATGTTGGTGAATTTGAAGCGGTCTATTATAACCCCGACGCAGCAGCGGGCGGTCAGTTTGTGTTTGCACATTTGCCCTATGACCTTATAACCGAAGCAAAGGCGAATACCGACAGTCCGGACGGCTTCTTTGAATACCTTGATGAACACGCCAAGACGGAGTTGGTTGACCTCGGCACACCTGAATACGATGCCGTATTGGAAGAATATGCTGCCCCACATCCTGAACGCATTGGCAGAAGCGAAGATACGATGAATACCCTCGTATCGCAGGCAGAAAGTGAAGTGACGCAAGAAAGTCATTTGCCGCAGTTCTATCAGGATTATCTTGAAATCAAGACAGACAATCCGAATAGCCTTGTCCTGTATCAGATGGGCGATTTCTTTGAAGCCTATACTAATGATGCAGATGTCGTTGGGACAGCCCTTGACCTTGTAAAAACAACCCGTTCCATAGATAAGAACTTCCGCATACCGATGGTAGGGTTTCCGCAGCATCGCTTGGAAACCTATCTGACAATGCTGACCGACAGAGGGTTTGATGTTGCGATTTCTTCCCTTGAAAACGGAGAACGAAAAGTCTATAGCGTTGTTTCGCAAAACAAAGAAGAACCTTTGGAGTCGAAACCTATCGGCAGGATTGAATACCTCGGCACAAACGGCGAAGTCGGAGAAAGTATCGAATACACAAGCCCGTATCAGTTGGAAAAGGATATTAAAGAAGAAAACTACTACGGTGTCCCGATGAATGTGGTTCTTTACAGACAATCAGACGGCTCTGTTGTTCCACACGACTATATCGCAGAATGTGATCCGCCGCTGAAAGGCTTTTCTGTTATCGACAATCCGTATTTGAAATCTTCCCTTGATATTGCAAAGGAAATTATCGACGAATACTGTCGAGAGGAATTTGAGCGTGATGAAGGTGCAGACTACACCAACCTTTCAAAAGTCAATGTAGCCTATACAACGACCGAAGATGATAAGCACGAAATTCAGGCAAGCGTCAACCTTGTTGATTATCGTATTGAAACTCTCGTTGACGGTAAAGTAATCCGTACCGAACAGTACGACACGCTTGAGGATATGATCGAGCAAGGTTTGAAGAACCTCTCCTTTGATGACCTTGTATATCTGTCAGAGGAAGAACTTGGGCGTGTGGAAAAGGCAACTGAAACCATTGTGCCTGAGTGGGAAAAACCGAAGAAAAGTAAGGTACAGTCCTTTGACTTGCACCCTGAAATTCCAATGTCCGAGCGACACAATTTTGACCTTGCCAACAACGAGATAGCGGAAGTAAATAAAAAAGAGCGTTTTCACAGAAACTATGCAGCAATATCAACTCTGAAAAAATGTCAGGAGGAAAATCGCTTTGCCACTACCGATGAGCAGAAAATCTTGTCGAGATATGTTGGTTGGGGCGGTATTCCCGAAGTGTTTGATGAGCGTGCAGGTTCTTGGCAGACCGAATACAGAATGCTTAAAAATATCCTGTCACCGGAAGAATATGCTTCTGCAAGAGAAAGCACTCTGACCGCCTTTTATACACCGCCTACGGTGATAAAAGCGGTATATAAGGCTATGGAACAGTTGGGCTTCAGTGAGGGCAATATTTTAGAGCCTTCTTGCGGTATCGGACACTTTATCGGTATGATGCCCGACTCGATGAGTGCGAGTAAAATCTACGGCGTGGAACTTGACACTATATCGGCAGGTATCGCTCAACAACTCTACCAAAAGACTTCTATTGCGGCGCAGGGCTTTGAAGAAGCAAATCTTCCCGACAGTTTTTTTGATGCGGTTGTAGGCAATGTGCCTTTCGGAGATTTCAAAGTTTCCGACAAGAGGTACGATAAATACAAATTCCTGATCCACGATTATTTCTTTGCAAAGTCCCTTGACAAATTGCGACCGGGCGGCGTTATGGCGCTCATAACGAGCAAAGGAACAATGGATAAGGATAACCCATCGGTAAGAAAATATATCGCACAGAGAGCCGATTTGCTCGGTGCAATTCGTCTACCGAACAACACATTTAAGGGTAACGCCGGAACGGAAGTCGTTTCGGATATTCTTATCTTGCAGAAGCGTGACCGTCTAATAGACATAGAGCCTGATTGGGTGCATCTCGGTAAAGATGAGAACGGCATCACAACGAACAGTTACTTTGTGGAACACCCCGAAATGATACTTGGTGAGATGAAAATGGTATCAGGACGGTTCGGTCCTGAACCATCTTGTGTGCCTTATGAGGGGGCTGACCTTGCAGAGCAATTAGACGAAGCAATTTCTAATATTCACGGTGAGATTACGGCTTATGAGGTTGATGACGAACTGACCGAAGAAGACAACTCTATCCCTGCCGATCCGACAGTCCGAAACTTCTCTTATACGGTGGTGGACGATAAAATCTATTTCCGAGAAAATTCGAGAATGGTTCAGGTTGATGTTTCCGCTACTGCCGAAAACAGAATTAAGGGTATGATTTCTATTCGTGATGCGGTCAGAAAACTGATTGAATTACAAACGGAGGATTACCCCGACTCGGAAATCAAAGCCGAGCAAGAACGACTGAATTCACTTTATGACACCTTTACAGGTAAATACGGATTGCTCAATAGCAGAGCCAACACATCGGCTTTCTCTCAGGACAGTTCGTTCTCGCTGCTCTCTGCCCTTGAAATCTTAAACGACGAGGGAAACCTTGAGCGCAAGGCGGATATGTTCTTTAAGAGAACGATTAAGCCGCACACACCTGTTACTTCGGTTGATACTTCAAGCGAAGCACTTGCCGTATCTATGGGAGAAAAAGCCTGCATTGATATGGAATATATGTGTCAACTTTCAGGTAAGACCGAAGAAGAAATATACACAGACCTAAAGGGTGTTATTTTCCTAAACCCTATGTACGGCTACGGTAGCAGTACCGAAGCAAAGTATCTTATGGCAGATGAATACCTTTCGGGAAATGTCCGTGAAAAACTCGCTGTTGCAAGAAAGTCGGCTGAACTTTATCCCGAAGATTACAAAGTCAATGTGGAAGCACTTGAAAAGGTGCAACCGAAAGACTTAACGGCAAGTGAAATCTCTGTCCGTCTTGGTGCAACTTGGTTGCCCCCTGAAATCGTAGAGCAGTTTATCTTTGAGTTCTTGGGAACACCGAGATATGCACAATGGAATATCAAACTCCACTTTTCCGAATATACGGGAGAATGGAACATTGAGGGCAAATCTTACGACGGAGGCAATGTCAAAGCGTACAGTACCTACGGAACAAAGCGTATCAATGCCTATAAAATCATTGAGGAAACCTTGAATTTGAAAGATGTCCGTATCTTCGATTATGTCGAAGATAACGACGGTAAAAAGAAAGCAATCCTCAACAAAAAGGAAACTGCAATCGCTCAGGCGAAGCAGGAACTTATTAAGCAAGGTTTTCAGGATTGGGTTTGGTCAGAGCCGGAACGCCGTGAGCGACTGTGCAAACTCTATAACGAGAAATTCAACAGTATTCGCCCCCGTGAGTACGACGGAAGTCATATCACCTTCAATGGGATGAACCCTGAAATAGAACTCCGTGAACACCAAAAAAATGCGGTGGCTCACATTCTTTATGGAGGTAATTCGCTTCTTGCACACGCAGTCGGGGCAGGCAAAACTTTTGAGATGACGGCAGCGGCGATGGAGTCCAAAAGGCTCGGACTGTGCAATAAATCTCTCTTTGTTGTGCCAAACCACCTGACCGAACAATGGGCGGCAGAGTTCCTGCAACTATATCCTTCCGCCAATGTTTTAGTTGCGACGAAGAAGGATTTTGAAACAAAAAACCGCAAAAGGTTTTGCGGTCGTATTGCTACGGGTGATTACGACGCAATCATTATCGGACACTCTCAGTTCGAGAAAATACCGATGAGTATTGAACGACAGAGAGCAATCCTTGAGCAACAACTTGATGAGGTCGTAAACGGTATTTCAGACTTGAAGAAAAATCGTGGAGATAATTTTTCGGTCAAGCAGTTAGAGCGAACCAAAAAATCCGTGAAGCAAAAACTTGATAAACTCAATGACCAAACCCGAAAAGACGATATTGTCACCTTCGAGGAACTCGGTGTAGACAGACTTTTCATTGATGAAAGCCATTATTATAAAAACCTTTTTCTCTATACCAAGATGCGAAATGTCGGCGGTATCGCACAGACCGAAGCGCAGAAATCAAGCGACCTTTTTATGAAATGCCGTTATCTTGATGAAATCACGGGCGGTCGTGGCACGGTGTTTGCAACCGGAACGCCGATCTCAAATTCTATGGTGGAGTTATATACCATACAGAGATACTTGCAGTACAACACGCTTGTAAAAAACAATCTGCAACACTTCGATGCGTGGGCTTCCACTTTCGGAGAAACCGTTACGGCGGTAGAACTTACGCCCGAAGGAACGGGTTACAGAGCAAAGACAAGATTTGCAAGGTTCTATAACCTACCCGAACTTATGGCTATGTTTAAGGAAGTGGCGGATATTAAAACCGCAGATATGCTTGACCTTCCCGTGCCAAAAGCAAACTTCCACAACATCTCGGTAAAGCCATCTGAAATTCAAAAGCAGATGGTAGCCGAACTTGCGGAAAGAGCCGAGAAAGTGCGAAATGGAATGGTTGACGCAAGCGTTGACAATATGCTGAAGATAACCAATGACGGCAGAAAACTTGCACTTGATCAAAGGCTAATCAACCCTATGCTCCCCGACTTTGAGGGCAGTAAGTTGAATGCTTGTGTAGATGCGATGTTTGAAACTTGGGTAAACGGAAAAGAAAAACGGCTGACGCAGTTGTTCTTCTGTGACCTTTCAACTCCGAAAAACGACGGTAATTTTTCCGTGTATGATGATATACGAAAAAAACTTGTCGAACGTGGAGTACCCGCCGATGAGATAAAGTTCATTCACGAAGCAGACACCGAAGCAAAGAAACTTGAACTCTTTAAGAAGGTACGCAGAGGTGATGTCCGTATCCTTATGGGCAGCACTCAGAAGATGGGTGCAGGTACGAATGTGCAGAACAAACTTGCCGCTTCAAGCGACCTCGACTGCCCTTGGCGTCCTTCCGATTTGGAACAAAGACTCGGCAGAAGTATCCGTCAGGGCAACGAAAACCTTGAAGTTGATATTTACCGTTTCGTTACGGAAGAAACCTTTGACGCTTACCTTTATCAACTTGTTGAGGGCAAGCAGAAGTTCGCTTCACAGATTATGACGAGCAAATCCCCCGTGAGATCTTGCGAAGATATTGACGAAACCGCATTGTCTTATGCAGAAATCAAAATGCTTGCAACGGGCAACCCGTATATCAAAGAGAAGATGGACTTGGATATTCAGGTGCAGAAACTAAGGCTCTTAAAATCCAACTTCCTCTCTGAAAGATATGCTCTTGAGGATAAGATAATCAAGTTCTATCCGCAGGAAATCGCAAGGCGAACAGAAACAATAGCAAGCCTTAAATCAGATATTGAGCGTGTCGCACAACACCCGAAACCGATTGATGATACCTTTGTTGGTATGACGGTTAAGGGTGTTTTTTATTCCGAAAAAGCGGATGCAGGCAATGCAATTCTTAAAGCGTGTCAGGCTATGACAAACCCCGATCCTATTTCTCTCGGAGAGTATCGTGGCTTTCAAATGGAACTGTACTTTGAAGCGAGAGAATACAAGGTTAAACTCAAAGGAGAACTCGGTTATCCCGTTACACTTGGTACAGACACCTTCGGTAATATCACTCGTTTTGATAACGCCCTTGAGGGTTTACCGAAGCGTTTGGAAATCAACGAGCAGGAACTTGAGAACACCAAAAAGCAGTTTGAAACTGCAAAGGTTGATGTGGGCAAACCGTTTAATCAGGAAGAAGAATTGACGGCTAAGACCGCACGACTGAACGAACTGAACGCACTTCTCAATGTGGATAAGCGTGAAAACGAGATAGTCGGCGGTGAGCCTGATGAGGGCGATGACACGCCCACACCGAAGAATAAAGACCGTGAACGATAGGAGGTGATTATTTGTCTGTTGAATACAGAATAAAAGAAGTCTTGAAGCGAACAGGCTTTACTTTAACGAAGTTTGCAGAGAAGCGCAGAGTATCGACCATAACCGTAAGCAGAAAAGTAAATCACGGAAAATGGACGCTCGAACAACTCTTTGAACTTGCACAAATTACGGGTTGCAGGTTTCAGTGCTGCTTTGTGTTCAAGGACGGAGGGCGAATATATTTGCACGATTATAATGAGAAAGGAGATGCTATTATGCCGACAGATTATGTGGAACTGCTCTATGAAAAGGTGCAGGCTGAGTACGATAATTTCATCGAAGAACTCAAGCGAATGACACCTGAACAAGTCATTGAAAAAGCATACGAAAAGGTTGCCAAAGAAAATATGGTGATGGCAATTCAGGACAAAGAACTTACACCTTCCGAAGCGAAGGCTTTGTGCCGTGAGAAATACCCTCTTGACCGTATGTATCGGGAATGGCTTGATACTGATGTCAGCGAAATGCAGATGTTGAAGGACTCCATTGATGAAACTGCAAAAAAAGCAGTCAAAGAAATGAAGGACAAACAGAAAGAAAGTAGGTGAAGTCA